CTCAAAATAATGCTATCGATGATCCGTCCAAACTTAAAGCATATAATTGCCCACGAAGAGCGGGCAAAAGCTACTCTATTGCAATTGAATTTACAGAATTTGCCCAAAAATATCCAAAGACAAATTATCTTTATGTTGCACTAACTATCGGTTCAGCGCGAGAAATACTATGGGACGCCCTTAAAGATCTTAATGAAGACAGACGGACTGGTGCTGTCGCTAATGAAACAAGAACAGAAATGTTATTTCCAAATGGATCTAAGATTAAATTTACAGGTGCAGATTGCTCCGAGAAGCAGATGCGGAAGGTATTGGGGCAAAAGTATAAGAAAGTTGCTATCGACGAAGCTGGATCGTTTACGATCAATATGGTTAAGCTTGTCTACCAAATGATTAGACCTACTTTAATAGACCAGAGAGGGCAACTAATACTACTTGGCACTTGTGAGAATATACCGCTGACATTTTTCGAGGAAGTAACCGAGGGACGTGAGCCAGGTTGGTCCGTACATAAGTGGACTGCTTTGGATAATCCTTACATGAAAGAGCAATGGGAAGAAGAGATAGAAGATCTGAAGAAGAACAACGCTAATGTCATTTATACTAGCTGGTTTAAAACTCACTATCTGAACCAGTGGTGTAGCGATGATGATCTTTTAATCGTACCTTTCAAAGATGAGTACCTTGTTCCCACTCTCCCTGGTAGAAAAGGATATGAATATGTGCTGGGAATCGATCTTGGGTTTAATGATAGTTCTGCTTTTAGTTTGTTGGCCTATCATATCCACGATAACCGTGCTTATATCGTCGAATCTTATAAGAAAGAGGGGTTAACGCTAACAAAAGTTGCTGATATCATCAAAGTCTATCAGTCGAAATACCCTATCTCTGACATGGTTATAGATGGAGCTAATAAGCAGGGGGTGGAAGATATCAAGTTCAGATACAAGCTTAAGTTAGATAGTGCTGAGAAGACTGAGAAGGCATTTTTTCTAAAAGCTATGAACGATGATTTGATTGAAGGTAATCTTAAGATAGTTGATAAAGATAATGTGGCATTAGTCGGAGAGTGGAAACAGTTGCAATGGGAAGATGAACTTAAACAAAGAGAAGATTCTCGCTGTCAAAACCACTGCTCAGATTCAACTCTGTACGCTTGGAGAAAGTGTATGCACTACCTAGTAGAGCAAGAACCAAAGAAAACTAAAAAGGGTACACCAGAACACCAAGACTATTTAGAAGAACAAGAACTATTAGAATTTGAACGTAAACAAAAAGAAAAGGAAGAGGAGGAAGATTTTTATGCTGAAGAAGATTTCTGATTTAGCGGATCTTATGAAAGTTAAAAAGATACTTCATTGTGAGTACGTGCAAACTGGTGCAAAAGTAGATTTAAAAATAACCATGTCGCCAGAATCTCTCTATGCTGATGAACCATCAGTAGGCAATCAAGTACAACCAAAAGAAGAGATGATCCCAGCAGATGAATACGATGATTTCTTATTTAAAGCAAAAGCAAAGAAAGAAGCAAGGTTAAAAACAGAGATAGAAAATATGTAAACACTTACACAGCTACATAGGACTACGAGAGCAAGGAAGGAGGGGTTTTTCCATGCAATCAAATTTTACGGGCAGTATGTCCGCAGAGAACTTTTGGTTTGAAGTTGATAAGGCAGACTTGCCTTCTTATTTATCAGGAACAGTACGCGAGTTAGTCAATCGACAGTCAGTTAAAAATGAATTAGATAAACAAAACTTTCGTGCTTATTCCAATCAAGACCTCCAAGGTTTTGATTACTCCGATTATTCAATTGTTAGTTCATACAACGGTTTGGTTTACAACGTAATCCAATCTATTACTGATACGATTGTTTCTAAGATTGGGAAGAATAAACCTAAAATTACTTTTCTTACCGATGAAGGAGATTGGGATTTAAAGCAACGTGCGGAAGATCTAGAAACCTTTGTCTATGGGCAATTCTACAAAGCAGGAACTTATGAGACATCTCCTCGTGCTTTAAAACGTGCCTGTGTTTTTGGTGATGGGTTCACTAAAGTCTATGCAGAAGGTAGTGAGATTAAAGACGAGTTAACATCTCCATTAGAGTTAATCGTTGACGATCGCGAAGCGAAGTATGGAGATCCTAAAACTCTCTATCAGATGAAGTACACCAGCAAGCACTTGCTTAAAAGCTTATTCCCTGACAAAGCTGGAAAGATAGACCAAGCAGGATCAAGTGAATTTGCTAACACTATAATCTCTTCTAGTTATTTTATTCCAAATGGTATGATTCCGGTGGTGGAAGCTTGGAGATTACCTTCTAGAAAAGGCGCAAGTGATGGACGACACTCAATCATCATCTCCAACGAATGTCTCTTTGACGAAAAATGGGAACGAGATTACTTTCCATTCCCTCATATCAGATTCACAGAAAAAATATTCGGATTCTGGGGAGCAGGAGTTTCTGAACTACTGTGTGGAATCCAGTCAGAAATCAATCGAACTATTAAACGAATTGCTCAATCAATTCATATCGCAGCAGTCCCTAGAGTTTTCCTCGAGTACTCTTCCAAAATTGTTAAAGACCACATCAATAACGATTTGGGAACCATTATCAATTACCGAAATAACCCTCCAATCTTCAGTACCGCCCAAGCAGTCAATGCGGAGGTATTCAATCACCTAGACAGGCTTTATTCTAAAGCTCATGAGCTTATAGGCGTATCGATGATGTCGGTGGGATCTATCAAGCCATCAGGACTAAACTCTGCCCCATCACTTCGCGAATTTCACGACGTGGAAACGGAGAGGTATGCCACTCTCCAAGCTAATTACGATCAATTCCATTTAGAAAAAGCAAAGATGATGATTGATTGTGCGAAAGACATTGCTAAACGAGATCCTAACTTTGCAATCATGGCGAAGACTCAAGAAGGAACCAAGCGGATTAAGTGGAGTGATGTAGAGATTGATCAAGATGCATATATCATGCAGATGTACCCAACTAACCTTCTACCACAACAACCAAGTGCCAGAACAGACAAAGTTATTGAGCTAATAGACGGTGGTATTTTCTCTAAAGACGAAGGCGTTTCTCTACTAGACTTCCCAGATACAAAAGCAATCACCAAACTTAAGACCGCTAAGATTGACGATATTATGTTGACCATTTCTCGCATGATGAAGAAGGGCGAGTATATGGAACCACAACCGTATCAAGATCTGTTAGCAGGAAAAGAATACTGCCAAGCTTTCTACTTAATGTACAAAAATCAAAATGCTCCAGCGGAAAGATTAGGTCTATTACTTAAATGGATCATCGATGCAGAAGCATTACAAAGATCATTTGAAGAAGAGGAGATGTTAAAACAACAGCAATTGAATCCACAGTTACCTCCAGTTATGCCAGGACAGCCACAGGCGAACCCACAGTCTGAGAAACCATTCAACATGCCCAACAACATGAAGCAGACACTAGGGCAGTTACAGGCATTACCTAACGGAGGAATATAGAATGACAGTGGAAGGAACTAATGTTTCCAGCGAGGCACCAGCAGCTTCGCCGGATTATTCAAGTGCTAGTTTATTTTCAGACGAGAGTGGAAGTTTACCACCAGAAATTGCAGCTCCAGCAGCTCCTAATAAGAGTGAACAAGATTTGTCTAGGAGACTTGAGTTCTTGAGTAAAAAAGAACGTGAGTTGATGGCGAGAGAGAAACAGTATAAGCAGCAAATGGAGAAGTATAAGCAGTATGAGACTAGTAATAGTGAGTATGAGAATTTAAAGCAGATTGCGCCTACTGATCCTATCGCTCTACTTGAAAAATATGGCTGGGACATGGAGAAACTCACTAACCATGTTATGCAAAGGAACGATGGACTTTCTTTCCAAGAGAAACAATCTCTAATGGAAAGGGTAGAGAAGACGGAAAAGAGGTTTGAGCAGATGGAGGAAGAGAAACGGAGAGTGGCGAGAGAAGGAACCTTCAACCGCTATATTGGAGATCTTCGCGAAACCGCTAGCAAAGATCCAGAGAGATGGGAGTTAGTAACTGATCAAAATGCTTATGAGATGGCATTTCAAGCAGCGGACCAGTTCTACACTCAAAAAGGTATTATGGTAGAGCATGAGGAGGTGCTAGATATCGTAGAAAACTACCTTGACCAGCAGGCCCAACGAGGATTAAAATATAAAAAGGTTCAAAATCGCATTGGAAAGAATGGCAGTGGAGACACAAACGCCATTTCTCAGCAAAACCAATCACAGCAAAGTTATAACGAACCTAAAACTCTTACTAATAACTTTGCTCAGAACGCTCCGTCTTCAGGTAACAAAGGATTGTCACCGGAGGAATCAAAAGCACGAATAGCAAAGATGATGGGTAACAGTTTATGGGAATAGACCTAGAAAACTTTGCGCCTATAAAGCACGTCTAACAGCAACCAAGACACCAAACAGTTAAAGCTCAAATCGCAATGAAATGATGTTTAGCTGCTTGGTGAATAGTTCACCTTGCAAATTTTAATTTAATTTACGAGGTAAAAATGACTGCTCTTAATATGACCAGTGCTGATTCAATTCTTAAAGTCCATTATACTAACGATATGATCATGAGAATGACCTACCAAGATCACCCATTTTTTGCATTAATGCCAAAGATGACTGATTTTGGAGGTAAAAATCTACCTATTCCGATCATCTATGGTGCTCCTCAAGGTCGTTCATCTAGCTTTGCAATTGCTCAAGCAAATAAACGAGCAAGTAAGTTTAAAGATTTTACTTTAACCAGAGCTAAAGACTATGGACTCGCAAGCATCGACGGAGAAACAATTGATGCAACGCGTGGAAATAACAACGCTTTCATCGAAGCACTAACTTCAGAGGTCGATGGAGTCTTTGAATCATTAACTGGTTCACTAGCTTCTTCTTTGTTCAGAAGTGGTTCAGGTTCAATTGGTAAGATTGCATCTACTACAAACGTTACGACTGATACTATCGTTCTAACTAACGCCGAAGACTCAGTTAACTTTGAACTAGGACAAATCTTAGTTGCTTCTGCCGCTGACGGTGGTGGAACTGTAAAAGCTTCTGGAGCAGTTCAAAACGCCGCAGAGATCATTGGTATCGATAGAATTTTAGGTACTCTTAAAATGTCAGTAACCCTTGATTCATTTGGTTCAAATGATTGGGCAGCAGCGGATTATTTATTCGTTCAAGGTGACTACGATCTAAAAGTAAAAGGTCTTGAGGCATGGATTCCAGCAGTGGCACCAACTTCAGCTTTATTCTTTGGTGTAGACCGTTCATCTGATCCAGTTCGTTTAGGTGGTATGAGAAAAGACGTTTCTAATATGCCTTTAGAAGAAGGCCTAGTAGACGGGCTTATGCTTGCTAACCGTGAAGGTGCAAACCTTTCTCATTACTTCCTTAACTACGCTAACTTCGGTCTTCTTGAAAAATCTCTTGGCAGTAAGTGCATCTATGTAGACGTGAACACTACGGCAGGAATCGCATTTAGAGGAATCCAAATCAACAATCCAAAGGGCAAACCAGTAACAGTGTTGGCAGACCAATCTTGTCAGGACGATGTAGCTTGGGGACTTCAAATGGATACTTGGAAGCTATATAGCTTGGGCTCTGCGCCAAAACTTTTAAATCAAGATGGAAATAAAGTTTTACGTGAAGCGACAGAGGACGGTGTCGAGGTGCGTTGCGGTTATTATGCTCAAGTAGGTTGTAGAGGTCCAGGTAGAAACATCAGATTAAAAATCAAGTAATCTCTCCGTTAGGGAGATCATAGGAGAGGTTAATTCCTCTCCTCTTTTTTACATCAAATTTAAAGGAGTCCAGAGATGGCAAATAGACAATTTCACTTCGCTCAAGCACTAGAGCGCGAGATTAAAAAACTTTATTTAAAAATGGCATACACGCCAACAGCAGCGACCGCAACTCTTGCGACTACTGCACCGATAACCCTTACAAAGGCAGCTTTGAATAGCTTACAGAATGGTCACACGACCACTCTCCAGGTTGTAGCAGCGGCAGCTAATCCAACAAATACTGTGCTTGCAGTATGGTCAGGTAGTGCAGCAGCTACCGTTATCACAGTCACTCCAAATTCAGGTGCCAACAATCCTACTACACAGGCATTTGGATCTCTTGCTACTGCTACTCCAATTGTGCTTACAAAGACAGCAGCAGCTAAGCCAGGTGTAGCAGGGAATGGTTGTACTCTTACCTTAGAAGTAGCAGCAGCAGCGGCCAATGCCGGAAACAAAGTGCTTGTTGATGTTACAGGTACAGCAGCAGCTATCGTCATCACAGTCACTCCTGATAACGATCCAGTTGATTTAACTACCGCTGATCTAGTTACTTTAATTAATACTGGTGCTCATGCAAACGTTACTCTAACTGATGTGGGTGGGTTACTTAATGACCAGACTGCAACAGGTGGAGATACTACAGTGTTGGTTGATGCTGGTGAAGGTGATCATATCACTGCAACTTTTGCAGGTGGTGTGAATACAGCAGTAGGACTTACAACTGCTGAGCTTGTAGAGCTAATCAATGGCGGAACGGTATCAGGTAAAACAGTTAGTGTTACCGATGGTGGATCTCTAAGAGCACTTGTTACAGCTATAGGTGGTGGTGTAACTCCACTCGCTGATGCTGGTGAAGGTGATGGAAAAGTAGCAACAGCGAG